TAACACGTTCTATGGCATCCCTGTCATAATCTCCGTAAATGAAAAGATCTGGAACATATTGTTGATAATAGTGATTACCTTCTTCAGTCGCAGACAAAACTATTCCAGCTGGTAAATGTTTCTTGTGCCATAAAATGTCGGTGACGAGTGTAGATTTACCAGTATTACGCTTACCAACAAAAACACATACTTTATCATCCGCCATGGTGGCTGGATTAAATTTACGTAATCGTAGATCCATCTATAATACCGCCCCGTTTTATTTCATAAAATTTTACTCACATCTAGTAAGAATGGCAGGTAAACTTCAAATCGCCATAACAGGAACCCAGGACCAGTGGCTCACAGGTGCTCCTGAGATTTCGTATTTCGTTACGAACCATAAGAGACATACACGGTTTTCTACAGAAGCCGTTGAGATGCCTTTCGACGGTAAATGTGATTTCTCAAGCTCCGTTGAGTGTAAAATTCCGCAAAACGTAGGGGATCTCATACGTAGTACGATGTTAAAAATTAAATTAGGTAATTTGTCGACCGACACATCTACTGAAAAATATAGATACAACACTCCAGCGGCCTTGAGTATCATAAAACACGTCGACCTCGTAATTGGAGGGCAAATTATAGAGCGTCTCACTGGTGATTATATTTATATGTATAATCAGTTATATAACAATAAAGATGATGTAAACCAATCTCTTTATTTCTTATCTGGACACGGCGAACATCTGCAAGTATCGGATTCATATAACACATTTTACGTAAATATTCCATTTTACTTTTTTAGAAATCCTAGCTTGGCAGTACCCGTCTGTGCAATCACCAAACAACTCGTTGAAGTACGTGTCACGTTCAAAGATGTAAATGATGATGTAACTTTCAAATATACCATAGATGGGTCGGTGACTAAGAGAGATAAAACAACCGAAGGATCTATCGACAATGTTTCACTCATTACTGATTTCTATTTCGTCGCTGAAGATGAAAGAAACTTTTTACTCACACGTCCGATGGAATACATAATATCACAGTTACAAATGTCTAAATTACTGTACAAGCCAAACGAATCAAAAAAATCGGCTCTTTTGAAATTTAAACACCCCGTGAAAGAATTATTCTTCTCGGCGAAGGAAAAAACTGGTATAACCAACGTATCTGAACCTGTGTACGCAATTTCACAACCTGTCGCGACCATCAACGCCCAGGGAGGGTCTGTAATTTCGAATAACGGGTTAGTCGCTGTGACATATGACAACAGCTCGACGGGAGAGGTGAACATTTACGAAAAAGATTCGAGTGGAAACTGGCCTTCCACCGCCTCGGCGACGTACACGGGGTCCTCTTCAAGCGAATATTTAGGACGGGTCCTAGGCGTTTCGGATGATGGTACTCGGGTTGCCCTACAATCGTCCACGAAGATGATAATCGTGGAGAAACAATCGGGCGTTTGGACGCAGATCGGTTCGGATATAACAGCACCCTTTACTGCCATAACCGGAAGTTGCCTGACCGGCGACGGTACTAAGGTTTTCGGGTCTCTGGCGTCGCCGGCCAATTGGACCCAGTTGGGTGCCGACATCGATGGCCAATCTGCGGCCGACCAGTCTGGGTACTCGGTATCTATGTCCTCAGACGGCACGCGCATGGCGGTCGGCGCCATAATGCCCCCCCAGAGCGGCGGCATCCCCGGCGGGACCGGTAAGGTTCGGGTGTACGAATGGGACAATGTATCTTGGAGCCAGCTTGGCGCAGATATTAACGGCGAGGGTGTGGAAGACTACTTTGGCAATTCAGTGTCTATATCCCCTGACGGCACGCGCGTTGCGATCGGTGCACAATTTAATAACCCCACCAATACTGCTGCCGGCGACAGAGTCGGCCATGTGCGCGTGTACGAATGGGACAATGTATCTTGGAGCCAGGTGGGTGGCGATATTGATGGCGAGGCTGTGGGCGACCAGTCTGGGTACTCGGTATCTATGTCCTCAGACGGCACGCGGGTGGCGATCGGCGCTTTGTTTAACGACGGCACCGCCTTCAACGCCGGCCACGTGCGGGTCTATGAATACGATGCTACTTATGGTTGGAATAAAATTGGAAATGATATCGACGGCGAGGGTTATGGAGACCGGTCCGGGCGATCAGTATCTCTATCATCGGATGGCACGCGGGTGGCGATCGGTGCATATATTAACAACCCCACCAATAATGGTGCCGGCGTCGGCATCGGCCATGTGCGTGTGTACTCAGAGAGCAGCGGGGCGTGGAGCCAGTTGGGTGGCGATATCGATGGCGAGGCGCGAGACGACTTGTCCGGGTGGTCAGTATCTATATCAGGAGACGGTACGCGGGTGGCGATCGGCGCTCCCTACAACGACCCTAGCACCGGTAATAACGCCGGCCACGTGCGTGTGTATGATTGGGACAATGTATCTTGGAGCCAGGTGGGCCAAGATATCGACGGCGAGTCTGGGGGTGACCAATTCGGAAACGCGGTATCTCTATCATCGGATGGCACACATTTGGCGATCGGCGCTCCCTACAACGACCCTAGCACCGGCGATAACGCCGGCCACGTTCGGGTGTACGTCTACAACAGCGTCACTCCTGCGTGGGAGCAAATAGGGCCAGATATCGACGGCGAGGCTTTGGACGACTTGTCCGGATACTCGCTATCTATGTCCTCAGACGGCACGCGCGTGGCGATCAGCAGTCCTTTCAACGACGAAAATGGCATTTCGGCCGGGCACGTGCGCGTGTACTCACTCTCTGCACCCACTACACCAGCAGTTTCATCATGGGAATACAGTGGTAGTAGTTGGTCACAGTATCGCCCCGATATCACTGTAAACACGGCCATATCCAGAATCTCTCATTCGACAAACGGTGAAATCCTGGGTTTGGAAGATGCGACCAAAACCGTTATACACGCGACGACCGGCTCGGCGTCTACGTATACCAAGCGCCACGCTGATACTCAATATAGTGAAAGGTATCATTCACTATCGAGTGATGGTGCGAATTTGGTATCTTTGGAAACTTTGGGATCTAAGGTGTGGAATCAAACAAACTATGTCTACGATGGCGCGGCAGGAACACAAGTCCCTTGGTATACCACTTCCGCTTCTAGCATGGTAGAGATCTCAAGGAATGGCAACTTCGTATTTTGGAATGATTCCAGTTCTAATACATTTAAGTTATACAGCAAATCGGTAGTTGATGGAAACGTCCAGTGGACATTGGAAACGAGCCTCGCGTACACGTACTCTCCAGTTAAGATGTCACCACTCGGAGGCGATGCTATCATAGTGACCGGATCGGGGTCGGTGGGTGCCAAGATTCACGACATCACGGCCACTTCGGGAGGTACTGAAGATCGTCTACTTAACATCTCATCATCCGACCAAGAATTCACGACACTTTTACCAGGTAAACGTTCCGATCACAGATTAATAAAAAATGTAAAATTCGCATGTAACGGTGAAACTATTTTCGATCAAAGTGGACAATATCTGGCGTATGAACAATCTCTTCGACACCATACAGGATGCCCAGACCCCGCGTATGAATTTTATACGTACTCCTTTTCTCTCCAACCCGAGATGTATTACCCCACGGGACAATTAAACATGAGTCGTATAATACATAAAAAAATTGATATAGAATTGGAAGAAACATCAACTACACGTGACATAGATGTTTCAGTATATGCATTAAATTACAATATACTTCACGTAGAAAGTGGTTTAGCAGGCTTAAAATTTTAACGTATAGTATTAGGAATGGCGGGACGATTACAACTCGCCACGAAGGGTACTCAGGATATATTCTTCACGGACGATCCAGAGTACACGCACTTCGTAAAAAATTTCAGGAAACATACAAACTTCGCGAAATATGAAGTAAACCATGAATTAGATGGAAACCTAGAATATGGAAGTACTTTAAGATGTACGATTCCTAACAATTGTGGTGATCTCATAAAAAACGTTAGTGTTCAGTTCGAACTTCCACCTCTCACGTTTGGTACTACGTATACATACATAGAATCTATAGGTCATGCGTTGATTGAATATATAGATTTGATCATAGGAGGTCAGGTTATTCAGAGAATACCAGCAGATTGGCTCCAGATACACTCCGAAAACTACATAACTCAGACGAAACAAACGAATTTGTCCAAATTAATAGGTAAATGTCCAGACGAACTTTCGGGAACAAATGTGAGTGATACAAAAATACAAGGATATTTGGGAACCGCAACTACTCCCCGAAAATGTATAGTAGACATACCTTTTTATTTTTATAATAATCCAGAATTGTCTCTCCCTTTATGCGCACTTACCCGGCAAGAATGTGAAATAGAAATTAAATTAAACACCCGAGAAAAGTGTATAACCGATTTACCGGTGAGCGCTTCACCCAATAATACAACATTCAATGTTGTTGTTGAGAGTGGTGGGATGGCATATATAATAGACGGTGCTACCCACCCCACGCTTACATTGATAAAAGGGAACACGTACAATTTTACATACAATAAATCTGGGCATCCTTTCGCATTGAGAGAAACGGATGGAACATCATACGCGAATGGTTTAAGTTCGACAACGGATCCCGCAACTTTTATAGTTCCACTCGATGCGCCGAATACGTTGGAGTATTATTGTACATCACACTCGGTTATGAAAGGAACTATAAATCTAATTTCTTCAGGTATATATAATGTGGGTATAAACTCAATGTCTCTCCAGACAGAAATGGTACAACTCGGAGACCCAGAACGGATAAAATACCAATCAGAAGAAGTGAATCATATCATAACACAACTCCAAGTGAGTAGGGATACGATTCCGGCCAATACAAACCCTTTTAAACATAGAACCGAATTTATAAATCCAGTCAAAGAATTATTTTTCGTTATACAGAGAACGAGTGTATCGAATCCATTTGATTATGATCACCCGAGTCAGATTTTAAATAATGATTATATTTCCTACGAAAATTTACAAAGTTTGGAGATAACACTAGACGGCGAGGTCATGTTGAATGAAAAGACGGGTAAATTCATAAACCTTCGAGCTGTTCAGAGTGGTATTCATCATTCTCGGACGCAATTATTTAGACGATTTTACTCGTATAGTTTCGCGTTAGAACCAGAAAGATGGTACCCCACAGGTCAAAGAAATTTCAGTATGATCAAAAACCAAAATTTCAAATTTGACTTGAACGCTTTGTCAGAAAATAGAGAGCTTAGAGTTTATGCGCTAAGCAATAACATATTAGAATTTAAAGATGGAGTCGCAAAACTTCGCTTCAACTCTGGAAAAATCGGCAATTGAGATTATAACACCGGTATTAGAACACTCCGTGGTTCTCTCAGGACAATATGCTAAAGCGTGTGGCAGGGATACTATACTAGGAAAAGATATGGAATATTGTATGAAATATTGTGCCATGAACACGGTAGGTAATAAGATAGGTTCCTATTTTCCAGACATTTACGACGAGGAGGAATCTGATGATGAAGAAATCGAAGTCGTAGATGAAGTGGAAGAGGATATTCAATTCGAGCCTTATTCAGGGAGTGATGTGAATATGCTCGCTATAAACGATGCGTATGATGCGTGGGAATCGTGGAAGCCGACTAATCCGTCAGAGAAGATGATAAAAAATGCTATTGATAGTAATGAGCACCTCTGAATTACCAGAGGGATGGACCGATACAAATTATAAATCATTTAAAACGGTAGACAACTCATCAGAATCGAGTCTCTCAGACGAAGAAGATTCTGATGAGGAGGATGAAGAAGGAGATGAAAAAATCAAGGGGTACAGGAAAGAAAAATATAAAAAATTAGTCTTTGTTGAAGAGTTATTACCAGAATAAAATCTTAACCTATTATAAAATGTCTAACCCTGCCGCTTCCGATGTACTCGCTTCCATCTCCCGTGAGCTCGAGACTCAGTCTCTCAACGCCGTTGTTGCGGGTTTCTCCTTCGCGGCTGCCCTTTCTTGGATGGACCTCGTTCGATGGGGTATTCACCAGATCGTACGCGTCCAGAAGAATGGTGGTCTTAACTACGCTCTCACCGCGCTGTTCACCACTCTCCTCTCTGTTCTTGTATTCATGCTCATCTCCCGCGTATCCACTCGCGTCAAGAAGCCCGCTTCTCCCGTTTTCGCCATCACTCGCTAATTTTTTTAGGTCGAGTGAGCAAAATGAACGCTAAACCGACAAATACTATCAGGAAAATGTATACATACCCTTTCCACCTATCCGGATCTTCCATTTCAGGGATGCGCACAGGTGGTGGTAAAGAGAAATCTTTAACGACCTTAGGTGTCGTATATAATTTGTCTGTACTACATTCGATATTTAGTTTTAATATATGGTTAGCGTTTCTAAAATCATACGGGATTAGACGATTATTACTACTGTAAAAGAATTGTATACGTAATTTTGATATGTTTTGTGTACCCGTGTCAAAATTATGCTCTACCGCATCATCAGAACCCGAATAGTTAACCACATCACCACACATGAGAATACGCCCCGTATAGAAAGGTGTATCGGAATACACGGTTTTATTTAGTTCATCAGCGCCGCTGCTGATTTTTATGACGAGGGCATCTGGACCCTGTAAATTAAGACTTCCAGTTGTTAACGTATGATTACTATCGGATACAACATTACTCGCAGGAAAACCTAAAATATCGTGCGGGGTTGTTTTTCCATCTACAGCGACACTAGAGTGATACCCATTTGTACCACCGTAAAAATTAAACGTAAACTGGGAAGAACCAGTAAATGTTATATCATTTTTATCTTTATCATATGCCACAGTTATGCCACTTAATTTGCTATCTAATTCAGTAGCTAAAGTTCTCCCACTATAGTTTCCATTATCAAGTGTGACTGTAGTGGCCGGTGTAGTATTATTAATAGAAAACGTATTGTTATTATCATTAACGAGTAATTGACTCGCATGAATACGTGCGGAAACTATAGACAATTTCTTAACATCATAAATCGGGTGACGTAATTCGACAACGTAGTCTCCTGGATTCGGGTACGATACGGGGTCGCGTTCACCGCTATCTATATCTAACGTGTATACGCTCATTAAAATATATGGATAATATTTTAATGGGTGTTATTTTACAATCTACATTATTTAAAAGTATTGTTGAGATAAAGGGTTCTTTTGCATTTGATTTTTGGCTATGTTGAGACTGGCACCCGATGCCAATGGATTCTGATTTCCCTTGTACGTGTTTAATTGGTGATAAGAATCGTTGGTATATTGCTGTGTCCACCCACCATTGACACCATTGACACGCCCGTCTATACGACTAGTGTCTGTTCTCGCAGCGGTAGGTAAACCACCCTGATTGAGGGGCCCGGAGCGCACGTTCATGCGACCAGCATTACCGGCACGATTCGCCTTGCCTCTGCGATCGTCGGGGCGGAACCCATACTTTTGAAGTTCCTCGACGGTATGGGGTGCCGCGTACGTACGCTTTTCGCCAATTTTGGAGGCGGGCGAGGTGAGGTAGCCGTGTGCGTATTTATGAATATTGGGTGCGGGGTTATTGTTATACGCGTATTGTTCGATATTACCATCCTTCTTATTCCTGGTGGGATCCTGGGAAGATGTGAGTTCAGATACGAGACGCTTAGCTCCACGGAAACCGAGACCG